TAAATGGTGGGGAAACTATTTGGTTATCAGGAGAGATTGATGAGTTACGCACTTACTTACACGATAACTTTTCTTGGGGGACAAGTGCTTTACTTGCTCATAACACTATGTTTGATGGTGCTATTCTTAATTGGGTTTTTGATATTCGTCCTAAGTTATATCTTGATACTTTGTGTATGGGTCGTGCTGTTAATGGGACAGAAGTATCGTCTTCTCTTGCAACGTTATCCCAGAAGTACAATCTTGGAGAAAAAGGGGACGAGGTGGTGAGCGCGTTGGGCAAACATCGTTTAGACTTTGGTGATGATGACCTTTCTAAATATGGAGATTATTGTGTAAACGATGTGGACTTAACTTACGCTTTGTTTTCCAAGCTAGTACGGACTAATAATTTTAAGACCAGTGAGCTTAAAGTGATTGATCTAACTCTTCGTATGTTTATCCAACCCGTACTAACACTTAACACGCAAAAGCTGAAGGGTCACTTAGACACCATTAAAGGTGAGAAAGAGAAGCTTATTCAGCGAGTTAATATTTCCAAGGACGATCTTATGTCTAACCCTAAATTTGCTAAAGCATTGGAGGAGCTGGGAGTTGAAGCCCCTACAAAAATAAGTTTACGTACAGGTAAAGAAACTTTTGCTTTGGCTAAAAACGATGAAGGTTTTGTGGCATTACAGGAACATGAAGACGTAAGAGTGCGTGAACTAGTGGCTGCACGGATTGGGCTTAAAAGTACGTTAGAGGAAACACGCACTGAAAGGTTTTTAGATATTGCATCACGAGGTGCGTTGCCTGTACCCATTAAATACTATGCAGCCCATACAGGAAGATGGGGTGGCTCAGATAAAATAAATTTACAAAACCTCCCTAGTCGGGGTGAGAACGCGAAGGTACTTAAGTCTTGCATTGAAGCTCCTACGGGACACACTTTGGTAGAAGCCGATTCAGCACAGATAGAAGCACGGATGCTTGCGTGGCTGTCTAAACAAAATGATCTACTTGCTGCTTTTGAAGATGGGAGGGATGTTTACAAAATAATGGCAGCGGAAATTTATGATAAGTCTGAAGACGAAGTAACTTCAGAGGAACGTTTCATCGGCAAGCAAACAGTATTAGGTTGTGGGTATGGTATGGGCGCAGTTAAATTTCGTGCACAACTTAAATCTTTTGGGGTTGAGGTAGATGCAGATGAGGCAACTAGAATAATACGGAAATATCGTACAGCCAGTGGAGCTATTACTGCTCTGTGGCGTAATGCTCAGGACATGTTAACAAATATGTATAACGGGGATGCAACAAGTTTCGGGCGTGAAGGAGTCTTAACTGTACAGCCTGATGTGTTTGGTATAAAACTACCCTCTGGTCTTTTTATGTTTTACGATGGACTGAAAGCTACCGAGGGGGAGAAGGGAGTACAGTTCGCTTATAAAACTAGAACTGGCTACACAAACATCTACGGTGGTAAAGTAGTAGAGAATGTTTGCCAAGCACTGGCACGATGTGTAATGGCTGACCAAATGGTACAAATTTCTAAACAGTATCGTGTTTTACTTACTGTGCATGATTCTGTGATATGCTGTGTACCAGACAAACAAGTAGACGAAGCTGCGGCTTTTGTCGATGAGTGTATGTCTTGGACTCCAGAATGGGCAGAGGGCTTGCCTGTTCGTGGTGACGTTGAGGTAGGAAAAAACTATGGGGAATCTGTAGTATGGACACCAAACCCGCGTGGTCATTCAGTAGCATAAAAACGTTTGACCAATGCCCTAAAAAATATTACCACTTAAAAGTGGTTAAAGATTACAAAGAGGATTTTGAAACAGAACCTATTCTTTATGGTAATGAGTTCCATAAGGCGGCTGAAGAATACATAGGTGAGAACACACCTTTAGACCCACGTTTTGGATTTGCTAAACCCATATTAGATAAACTTAATAATATGGATGGAGAAAAACTGTGCGAATACAGGATGGGGTTAACTGCTAACTTAGAACCTTGTGGGTTTTTTGATAAAGACGTGTGGTGGCGTGGGGTTTCTGACCTAACCATACTTAATAGGGAAAAAGGGACAGCTAAAGTTATTGATTACAAAACAGGGAAGTCAGCAAAGTATGCAGACAAAGGGCAACTTGAACTGATGGCGTTGGCTACGTTCAAGCACTTCCCTGAGATAAAAATAGTCAAGGGTGGTTTACTTTTTGTGGTGTGTAATGCGTTTGTTAAAGACACTTACACTATTGAGAATGAACCTACCCTCTGGCAAAAATGGTTAAGTGAATACGGTAAAATGGAAAAAGCTTATGAACTAGATGTATGGAATCCACGACCTACGGGGTTGTGTCGAGCACATTGCATCGTGTTGGAATGTCCACATAACGGGAGGAAATAATGGCTTACAAGAACCCAAAAGATAGACCCAAACAAAAAAACAAACCTGTAGGTAGTGCCGCTTTTAAAGCCAGAATGGAGAGACAACGGGCCAGACGTGCGGTTGACAGGACAGGAAGGGACGCTAACAACAACGGTAAGGCTGACAAGCGGGAAGGTAAAGATGTTAGTCATAACAAAGCCTTAAGTCGTGGGGGAAGCAATAAAGATGGCATAAAGATAGAGAGTCGCAGTAAAAACCGTGCTCGTAACTACAAGAATGTAGCTAAAAAAGGTGGGCGCATCACCAAAACAACAGTCAAGAAACGGAGCAAATAATGCGGGTGGTAGATAACAGAGGGCTGTTGCTCAGAGTACGCAACCCTAACAAAATCACTACAGCTATACCCAACAGCAAGGACTTGGGGTGCAATAAAGTACTGGTAAAGTGGGGCGTAGATGAGTCTCGTGTACTTAAAAACCTCAACATAAAAGACGTACCTTCCCCTATCATGGGTAAGTACCAATGGGGTGGTAGACATAAACCCTTTGAACATCAGAAAACTACATCTGCTTTTTTAACTCTGAACCGCAGGGCTTTTTGTTTTAATGAACAAGGCACGGGTAAAACGGCCAGTGCAATATGGGCATCAGATTTTTTAATGAAGGAAGGGTTAATTAAACGTGTCCTCATAATATGCCCTCTTTCCATTATGGATTCTGCATGGAGAGCTGACTTGTTTAAGTTTGCTATGCACCGAAGTGTGGACATAGCACATGGGCCAAAAGCTAAACGAGAGAAAATAATTAACAACGGTGCTGAGTATGTCATTATCAATTACGATGGGGTGGAGATAGTTAAAGACGTTATTGCTAATGGGAATTTTGACTTAATCATTGCTGATGAAGCTACGCACTATAAAAATGCACAATCAAAACGGTGGAAAGTACTTAACTCTTTGCTTAAACCAGATACATGGTTATGGATGATGACAGGCACACCTGCCGCCCAATCCCCATTAGACGGATATGGGTTAGCTAAACTTGTTAATCCTAAGAAGGTTCCTATGTTTTTTGGGGCGTTTAGAGAGTTGGTCATGCACAAAATAACTCAATTCAAATGGATTCCTAAACCTAACGCTACTGAAATAGTATTCAATGCCTTGCAACCTGCTATCCGTTTTACCAAAGACCAATGTTTAGATTTACCGGAGATGACTTACACTCATAGGGAAGTAGCCCTTACACCACAGCAAAAGAAATACTATAAGATACTGAAGAGTCAAATGGTGGCAATAGCTGATGGGGAACAAATTACCGCAGCCAATGCAGCCGTTAACATGAACAAACTCTTACAACTGTCGTGTGGGGCTGTGTACACCGATTCAGGAGAGACAATAGAGTTTGACATAAAGAATCGTTATAAAGTCCTACAAGAAGTTATTAATGAATCAAGCCAGAAGGTTCTGGTGTTTGTACCTTTTAAGCATGTAATTGATTTGCTTCAGGAAAAGCTAGAAAAAGATGGAGTAACTACGGATATTATTAGAGGTGATGTAAGTGCCAACAATCGGACTCGTATATTCGATGAATTTCAAAACACGCCTGACCCTCAAGTATTAATAATTCAACCTCAAGCTGCTGCACACGGGGTAACCCTTACTGCTGCAAACACTATTGTGTGGTGGGGGCCAACATCTTCGTTAGAGACTTATGCTCAAGCCAATGCAAGGGTGCACAGGTCAGGGCAAACTCACCCCTGTACTGTGGTACAGCTACAAGGTTCGCCTGTTGAGAAAGCCGTTTACAGGATGTTAGACAACCGAATTAACGTTCATACAAAAATGATAGATTTATACGAAGAAGTACTTGAAAGTTAATAATAATGCACTATAATTAATTATAAGCTAGTAAACATTACTAAACACAATCATTGGGGAGAATAATTGTGGCCAATACTACTGATGCAGTTAGTGTAGATAGACTTGTCTCTGTCTATATTAAAATACGCGAAAAGAAAGCACAGATTGCTGCTCAACTTAAAGAGGAAGAAGCTCTTCTTAACGATAAGCTTGAGGTAGTTAAAGCAGCATTGCTGGAGCATTGCAAAACAAACAACGTGGAATCTGTACGTACTTCACGTGGGACATTCTTTAGGAAAATCCATACTAAATATTGGACTTCCGATTGGGAGTCTATGAACAAGTTTATTAAGGACAATGACGCGGTGGACTTATTGGAGAAACGATTACATCAGGGAAACATGCGTCAGTTTTTAGAGGAGAACCCCGACAAACTACCACCGGGTTTAAATGTGGATAGTGCTTACACCATTACTGTGAGGAGAAGCAAGTAAAATGACCGACAAGTATTTACCAATAGAGGATTTGGCTAACACTTTATCCGTTCACGTGGCTACCATACGTAAGTGGGTAAAGCAGGGTCAGATACCTTCAGACTGTTACATCAATGTGGGCCGGAAAGCATACCGCTTTGATATACCTGCTGTGCTTGAGGCTTTAAAAAAGGCTAACAAAAAAGAAGTAGAAGCTAAACAAAGTGAGGTTGAAACTTCTGATTTTGAATTGCCAGATGAACCTTTTAATTTTGATGACGAATTGTAGGTAAACGTTTTGGGACAGGATAAATCGAATACTCGTGTTAACGATTTGTTAGCAGTGCTTGAAAATGCGGAAGATGGACAAACTGCACCATCAGTTGTTCCTGTATTTAATGGTAATAAAATTAACTTAAAAAACTTGGCATTTAATTTTTATAAGGGTGGACAAGAAACGGGGCGCACTACAGAAAAGTTGATAGAAGTAATTGTAGTTAAAGCCTCTGCAATCCAACGTTCATATTACGAAAAGGATTTTGATGAGAATAAACCTGCTAAACCTTTTTGTTGGTCAGATGATACCCGCACGGGTAGACCATCACCCAATGTAAGTCGCCAAAACGTACAATCTCAAACTTGTTTTGATTGTGTGTGGAATGTAAAAGGTTCAGGAAAAGGTGACAGTAGAGGTTGCCGATTTCATTCTCGTATAGGGGTTATGGTAGCAGACGAGGGTATTGTTTCTGATAACACTCTATACCAAATACATTTACCTGCTACGAGTGTCTTCGGGGATAACTCGCAGAAGATGGGATTACAAGCGTATGTGAAACATTTGACACACCATAAGACACCCTTATCAGCCGTAATTACAGAAATTTATTTTGATAGAAGTAGTGATATACCTAAACTATTGTTCAAACCTAAACGAGCAATTACAGAGAATGAGTTTAAATTAGCTGTAGATGTTCAAAAGAATCCAGAGTCAGATGCAATATTGGCATTTGCTCTCGATGTACAATCGCCTTTCGCAGCAACGGAAGGATTTACATTTTAATAATATTATGACAGGAGAAAATAATGTCAGATACAACCTCTTACGTAATTAAAAACGTAGATGCGCTTTACCCTAAAATCAATCAGACCTACAAGTTTGATAGAAATGCAGGTGCAAACGGTAAAAGTGTTCCATGTGACCCTGATGCAGATGGAGCTGCCTATACTCTTAACTTTAAGATGTCACAAGATCAGGCCAAAGAGTTGTACGCCGCTATGAATGAATCATTTGTTAATGCGGATAGACGTACTGACAAGTGGGATAAGAAGTTGGCTATGCCTTTTCACAAAGAAGAAGCAGAGGGGAATGTATGGATAGGGAAAGCTTCCTTGAAAGGAGCTTACAACAAACAACGTACCACTCCCCCTAAACAATTTGATTCCAAGAATACTGTCTTACCTGACGATTTTCTTTTAACTTCCAACAGTACGGTAAATATAAGCGTACAGTTTGTTCCTTATGGCCCTAGTGATAGGTCAGACGGTGGAGGAGTTTCGTTGCGGTTACGGGCAGTGCAGGTTATTAAGTATGTGCCTATGGCTGACCGTTCACCATTTGATGTTGTGAATGACGGGTTTGATAGTGGTGGCACACAAGAAAAAGCTGAACCATCTGCTGATGAACTTTTTCCTGCTGATGATGCACCAGCTCCGAAACAAGAAGCGGTAAGTGATGATGTGTTTGAGGAACCTAAAGTAAAAAAATCAAACACTAAACCTAAACCTAAAAATGATGATGACCTTGGTGCATTGTTAGACGAGTTTGATGACTAGATAGTTATGGATACTCAAAACTTTCTTAGCAAAGTTCTGAGTGACGATGGTTATTATTGTGTAGTAGGTTTTAAAAACGGTATACCTAGTCAGAAATTTTCTAGCACATTAGATTCGGTTATGTCCTCTGCGTCTGTATTGCAGCAAGGTGGCTACGATGTGTTTTTTGCTTTAGGTACTTTTCTTACAGAGAAACGTGAAACTGATAATATAAAGTACCTTAAAGCTTTTTTTCTTGACTTGGATTGCGGTGACGGTAAAGGTTACTCCACAAAGAATGATGCCATAGTTGCTCTTAAAGCTTTTCGTAAACATTACGGTTTACCTTACTGGACACGAGTTGTTAGTTCAGGTTCTGGTTTGCATGTTTACTGGGGGCTAGAACATCCTGTTTCCTTTGAAGATTGGAAGCCTGTGGCTAACCAACTCAAACAAGCTTGTGTAGATTTTGGCTTTCAAGTTGACCCTGCACCCACAGCAGATGGTGCACGGGTGTTACGTTTTCCGGGGTCACTTAACCACAAATCAGAGCCGCCTCAACCTACAGGATTTCTAGGTACAGAAAACCCTTTGGTTTGTTTTGATAAATTCAAATCTTGTTTACCTGAATCTCTGATACCAGTATCTTCTTCTAAGCATTACTCAGAGCATGATATAGCTACGATAAACGCTATCATGGGTAACAAACGCAAAAGATTTAAACGTTTGTTGGACGGGACTTACGAAGAAGGGAAGGGATGCAAGCAGCTATTAAGGGCGGTGACTAATCCAGAAGATTTAACTTACAACCAATGGTTAGCTACTCTGTCCGTTGTAAAATTTTGTGAAGAGTCAGCGGTGCTTGCCCATGAAATTTCTAAAGGGCATTCTACCTACACAGCAGAAGAAACAAACACAGTACTCGCTTCTATTGAAGCACCTCACTACTGCACTACATTTGAAGAACATTATTCACAAGCCTGTGAAGGGTGTATACATAAAGGAGAAATTAAATCTCCAATTAGTTTGTGCATTGAAGTTATGGAAGCTACAGAAGAAGATAATGTAGTGGATGATAAAGGTAATGTAGTGACGCTTGACCCTAATCCTAATTTGTTAACTCCTGTACCTTCAACCTATAGAATCCCTACTTACCCTTCCCCTTATTTCAGAGGTGCACACGGAGGTGTGTATAAAAAAGCTAAAGACAAAAAAGGAAACCCTATAGAAATAGAAGTGTACAAAGAAGATATATACCCTGTAAGGCGATTGCTTGACCCTGTAGATGGCCCGTGCTATGTATTTAGACACCATACAAAACGAGAGGGAGTTCGTGAGTTTATGGGGATAGGTACAGAGCTATCATCACCTGAAAGTTTTAGAACTGTTATGGGGATGAATGACGTATTTTTATTGAGAAAAGATGCGGAGAATTTAATGCAGTACGTTAAAGCTTGGGTAGAAGAACTCAGGGAAAACATGGATCAAATAGATGTACGCACTCAGTTTGGGTGGACTGAAGATTGTGAATCTTTTGTAGTAGGTGATAAAGAAATTTTTGCTAACCAAACTTTATCTAACCCACCGGGTGCACGTACAGCTCAGTACTTTCCTTTTTTTATGGAGAAAGGAAGTTTAGAAGGATGGAAACGGGTTACTGAGTTTTATAATCGACCCGGATTTGAAGAGCACCAATACATGTTTGCTTTATCGTTTGGCTCACCTTTGATGGAATTTGTGCCAAACATTGCAGGAGCTATTTACCATTTAACTAGTGCGGAGTCTGGGTATGGTAAAACCACAGGTATGTTTGCAGGAGCGTCCGTGTGGGGTGACCCAAAACGGTTGGTACTTAAAGGTAAGGATACAGGAAACTCTATTTGGAATCGTGCTGAAATATACAAAAACATTGTTTTGTACGTAGATGAACTCTCCAATCTTGAACCTAAAGAGTCTAGTAACTTTGCGTATGCAGTAAGTGACGGTGAACAGCGTAATCGCCAATCAAACTCTCCTACTAATAAAGAACGGTTTAGAGGGGAAGGGTGGAGTTTTTTATGTGGCTCTACTGGCAATCAAAGTTTACTGGACAAAATAATTAAATTTCGTTCTCTACCAAAAGGAGAAGCCCAACGAGTCATGGAAGGGGCTGTCCACAAAAAATTAACTTCAGCAGATGAAACCTTATCAGCACGGGCGTTAAACGAGGACTTGTATAATAACTACGGTCATGCAGGGGAAATATACATACGCCATCTTTTACAAAACAAAAGCAAAGTAAGTGAAGAAGTTAATTCTAATATAGAAAAGATAATTTTGGATGCTGGGTTAGATTCACAAAACCGATTTTGGTCAGCCCAAGCAGGGGCAACATTTACAGGAGCGATGATCGCTAAACACCTTGAATTGATTGATTGGGATTTAGATGATTTTTATACTTGGATAGTAGCCAAGCTTAAAAGAATGCGTCACGACATGAAAGACATGGAGATAGATATAGGAGATTTGGTAGGTCAATTTTATCAAGATCACCCACGTGGATTTTTACGTGTTAAAAGCACCGATGATAACCGTGCGGAAAGTAATGTAGAGCACCTTGTTACCCCAGAAAACAGTCCTATGTATCAATGGGTCGGACGACATGAATATGATATTAATAAGTTGTACATACTACCCAAACCTTTTAAAGAGTGGGTTGTAAAACAAGGGCATCACTACAGTGCTATAAGGAGTTTGATAATAAAGGAGTTGGGGGGTAGAGCACTTAAAATGCGTTTAGGTCGTGGCACTAAGATTGATCTTCCTACACAACATGTTTTAGAGTTATCGTGGAACCATGATAAATACGTGGCTACAGATGCTGAACCTACTCTTTTGTTTGAGGATGGGGTGGATGAGCAACACAAGGTTAATTGATATTGCTCCTGACGGTATACCCATTAAAGTGGAGTGGGATAAATTTGTGCCGGGTTCATCTGTTTTTATTCCTTCCATCAATACTGTTAAAGCAGTCAATCATGTAGTTCGTGTAAACAAATTTACTAAGCGCAATATTATTTCAAGGGTAACGATTGAAGACGGAAAATATGGAGTGCGAGTGTGGCGTAAAAAATAAACTTTTAAAATGAATCTCCTGCATCGTACAGGCGTTCCATGAGTACTTCTAGTTGCCGAGGAGTAGAAATACTTACCCCATCAAACAAATCCATTGTAATATCCATACGAGTAGAAGCCGCATAAGACCTGTCTTTTGATTCTTCAGTGATAGGATACTCAGGATGCCTCATATTGAAATCAGCAATGTCAGCGTCCAAAGAATTATCAGGAATACCATAACGTTTTAGTCTATTGTTCCTTCCTAGTAGATTAGTTCTTTCACGAGTAACAGCTAAATCAATGGCTTTGTCACGTGCATTTTGTTCCAACTGTCGAGTATAAGACGCAGGAGCAAAACCAAACAACTGGCCTATCAAACCTCCTGTAGTTACATCTTTAAGGATATAATCACCTCGTAAGTTTTTTGCACCTCCTTCGCTGACGTAACGACTAAAACGCATAATGTTTCCACCAGCGGCTGGGGCAGCTCGTTCTAGTCCACGGTAAAAAAGAGCAGGGTCATTTTGTTCTGCCCCTTCTTTCCACAATTCCAATGTTCCATTTTCTCCAAACATTCGTGTCAACAAACTTAATGCAGGGCCACCTAATTGTTCAGCTACATCTTCCATTAAACTTTGTTCTGCTTGATTAGGCATTGTGCGATATAGCAATGAGTTCATGGCTATACGTGGGGCTATGTCAGCTCCAGTAACTGCATTGAGAACCCCTTCATAAAATACAGGTTCTCCCCCTACCCATCCTTTTAAGGCACTATCAAAATCTTCCTCGTCATCATCTTTTGTTGCATTCCAGATAAATCGTACAGTTCCAATTAAAGGCACACCTTGTGCTCCTGCTAGTAGTGCACTACTTGCAAATAGCATAGCACCTTGACGAAGAGCATTTCGTTTTTCTAAAGCAATAGCTTCCTGCTCTTCTTGGCTTAGTGGAGTTCCATCAGCACGGGTGGTTTGTGTCTTACCAAACACATGGGACATTGCATCCCTAAAAGTTCGCATTTGAAAAAACATCATGGACACACCAAAACGTTTGTACATGAAAGCTAAACTACCTATATCGTTTTGACTAATCCTAGGAGCTGTATCTATGGATGCCCCACTATTAGTGTACTCGGCTTCAAGAATAGCTGTTCTGGCTATGTCTCTTTTTTGGTCATCAGTAAGATTAGCTGCACCACCTTGATTTTCCATTTCTAAATCGTAATAAGTCATAGCAGTAACATGGCGGTTCAATCGTTCAGTTTGGTTGAACACGTAACCCATTACATTATTAATACCTGTGGACACAGGAGTATCTGTATCCAACATGTCTCCTATGGTAGTTTGGTTGTCATAACCTTCCTGTATAAGAACTTGTTGTAGGATGGAGTAATCTTCAAGACCTTGAGGTACATCCCCTGCACGGTAATTCACATTGCCTAATCCCGGCCCTTGGTAGGCAAACGACTCAATAGGATCACCACCAAATCGTTTTATATCTCGGCTTGTCCCTGTACTAAAATAACGCCCTATATTTCTTATCATGTACCGCATAGTTTTAGTGTAGCCGTACTTCCCACCTAAATACGCAAACACAACGGTAGGTAGAATAAATAAGTTTATGATGGCCGAAGCTACGTTAAACCCAAGTGTCCAAAGGAAAGTTAATGATTTACCAATTTTACTCCAGTTAGAAATGTTAGGGTTCTGAGCAAAGGTTATATAACCTTGTACGTGGTCTGCTATGTCACTCGCATACTGCTGCCTATCCGCAGACCCAGATGCACCGATTGCTGCTTGGTTTATTTTATTGCCTACTTGTTCCAAAGGAAGAGCATACCGTAGAGTATTTACCTGATTAGTAAAAATTGGCATTCGTTCTTCAAAAGTAGTAATGGCATCAGTTTCATAACCTAAAGTACCTTCACGTGGTTGAAAGGTACGTAACAGAGAGCGTTCAGGTGCAGCTCTAATAACAGCTTCAAGCACTATCTTCTCTAGTTGTGTTCTACCTTGTGAAGTTGCATTAGCAGCAGCGTCAGCTTCCGCTTCACTCCCTCCTGCGTCTAATACATCCCGCCTTACTTTACTTATAGCTTCTGCTCCAGCACCTTTTACTTCTGCCAGCAATGCCATACCAAAAGCTGTTTCACCCATCCTTTCAAAGGTTTCTTTTTCACTAATGTCTCTGGTTGCAAAAAAATCATCACTATCAATACTTGCAGCTAACGTTGGTGATATTTGAGCTAGTTCTTGTCTAAACACAGGATCAGCGCGTAGTTCTCTTATGCGTCTATTTCTGTCTATGTCTGTAGTAAACGTTTCTTTAAATGTACCAACTTGTAATTCCCCATTAGCCCCTCTGGAAAAAGGATCAATCCCTTGATAGGTAAGCCACAAATTACCTTTACGAGAAAGTGGGAAGTAAGGGCTTATCTCTTGGCGGTAAAGTACTTCGTACAGTAGCTTGTTTCTGAAATCTTTCTTTAATGCAGGGTCAGCTTCAATGCTTTCTAATCGAGCAAGAAGTGTAGCCTTAAGGTCTTCAAAGACTTCTGAATAGGCATCACGTAAAGTTGCATAAGCTTGTTGTTGTGGCCCTACATCGTCACCTACACCAGAATATTTCCCTCCATCTAACCGCGTATACATATCCTTTACATAGTTGTATTTTTTTCTTGCCTCGCTTTCTTCTTCCGGGTCGCGTCTAAGGAAGCGCACATCTTTTAATTCAGGTTTTGCTTGGTCTTTTTTAAGAGCAGCATTACGTTCAGCTTCAGTGGTATACCCAATGCTGGATTTTTTCTGGTTAGTAGTAGGGTCAAAGTAAGTGTAGTAATACTTTATATAAGTATCTAAATCACGAGTGGGGTCATAACCCAATCGAGTACTTTCAGTAGCAAGCTGACCAAAAAGTTCTCGTGCTTCACGATCATTTTTAAAAGCTGCTTTTATTTCTCTGGCTGTACCTCTTATCTTTTCAAGGTACTGATTCCTGCTGCCACGTTTTTGATTGATAATACTAAACAACTCTCTAATAGCTGCGGCTAATGCAGGAAATTCCCGTTCCACCAATCGCGCAATACTGTCAAGGGGTAAAACTTGCAAAGCTGCTCGTCTAGCTGTACGTGAAGCAGAGTTTAGATAGTCTCCCACTTCTTGAACATCTGTGTTAGTTACTTTACCTGCGGCTGCTGCCATTGATCGGGTAAGTATGTTCTGTTGTTGCTGGGGAGTAGAGGCCAGAAACATATCATCAGCATTACGAAATTCTGGTGCGGGGGCAATTAACTCATCCATCAAGGCATCGACTTCACTCTGTACAGAGTTAATAGCACGAGAAGGCAACCCTCTTAGTGCTCTAATCATATTCTTAATAATGTTAACGAACTGTTGAAGGGCGTTTCCTCCTTTAGTATCCCGACTTATTCGGCCTAACTCTGCACGAAATTCTGGGTTACCCAATGCTTCCGAGACAAACTCATCCACATCCTGTGCACCGTAAGCTGTACCTAACCTGTCTTTAACAGCATCAAACAACGCTCTCATTTGTCGTGCTGCGGGACTTGCAGGGTTAGCTAACTGAGCTGAAGCTACTGCGTGAACTACTTCGTGTAAAAGAGTGTGTGTAGAAACAGCCACGTCTTGATTAAGTACAATGGTGTTAGTGCGTGGAGAAAAATACCCGGCTGCTGGCCGACCAAAGTTATCTACTACGTTGCTTCTTAGTTCAACTTGAGTTGTGCCTATACCCTTTGACAGCGCGTTAATGATTCGCGCCACATCCCTGTTACCTCTTCCCTGACTTAACCGTAGGTTAGTCAATGCCTGTGCTAGGTTACCATCCTGCAAAGACTCCAACACATTAGGGGCAACTGGAGGAGCTAATTTAGAAACCCCTTCTAGTAAAAGAAAATCCTCATTACCATCTAAAAACCCTTCGTCTATCAAGTTTTCTCTCATAGCTTTTTTAGCATCTATGTATTCGTTCCTAGTTTTTTTAGAAAGGTTTTCCTTAATCCATGTTTCTACACGAGCCTTTTGGTCTAAATCTGTTGCGTATGTAAGGTTACTAATAAAACTACCTACAGAAGGTTCTGGGTCAAGATAAGCTGCTACATCTCCATCTGGGTTGGTAGTTAATTCACTTTGTAGAGCCACTACGTCAACATCTACTACCTCCTCTTCCAAGTTAGAAGATTCATCTGTAGGAGAGATTTCTTGGTCTGCTGTCACTACATCACTGTCTTGCTCTTCCTCTGCTCCTGTCTCCTCAACAATATTATTATCAATAGCAACAGCTTGCCCTTCGTCACCTATGATTTGACCTTCAGGCACTTTTGCGCGGTTATCTATTTCTCTAGCAATTCTTGCAGCTTCAGCAAGAGCCGCATCACTTTGTTTTTTAGAAACCCCACTGGCGGCATACGCTGTTAAATGTTCTTGTTGTCGCGCTAAATTTTCATTGGTAGGTTCTAGTCCCTCTACAAAATCGGCAATGCGATTGGTTTTCCTATTATTAAAAAACTTGTTTATTCCTGTTTTACTTATCCCTACATCTGCTAACCCTTGGGGGGTAAGTAAAGGGCTAACGTCAACTGGAGCAGTATCAACTGGGACAGTATCAACTGGGACAGTATCAACTGGAGGGGTGTCCACATTGGCCTGTTCTTCATCTACCTGTCTTTGAAGTGCGTCTGCAAATTCTTTGTCAACTACTTCTGCGTTTAAATCTGCTTGATTGTCATTTTGGTTTTCACTAACTACAACTTCTTCATCCTCATTAACTACGACTTCTCCAGCCGCATCACTTACATCAACTTGTTCTTCAACCCTTAAACTTATGGGTTCGTCAAATCCAGAATAGTCAGGTGCAAAAAATCCTTCTGTTTCTGTCCTACCTTCAGGGGCTATTCCCCGACCAGCCGCCTGTCTCCTAGCCGCCATGTCAGCCGCATACTGTTGTTCGGCTTTACGTTGTTCTGGTGTAACTTTTTGAGGTGTAAATTCTTGACGTGCAACATTTTCTTCTGTTTTAACTACTACCTCTTCAGCCGCTTGTGCTTCTTCTGTCTTGCGTAATTCTTCTTCTGCTTTCCTAGCTTCTTCCCGATTTTCAGTAGTAGGTTCAGGTGCAGCTTCAGTTGTTGCAGTTTCTACGGTTTCTGTATCAATAGTTTCTGTGGTTTCTGTATCAGTAGTTTCTGGAGCAGCTTCAGGTGTAGGTTCAGGAGCAACTTTTTCCCCAACAGTAGTCTCTTGCCCTGTGGCTTGTGCTACTGTCTGCTCTGCGGCATCAGGTTCATTAAATACGTCTTCTAAAACTTGGGCTGCTTCTTGTTGAGGAGTGGGGGCTACAGCTTGACCAGCTACTAATCGGTCAGCAAAACTACCCGTTACACCAAAGGAACCACCTACTAGACCAGCCAGATACGCAGCTTCACCATATTCAGCTAACGCTTCATCAGAAGTAAGGTCTAAACCAGCAAAATCACGCTCTAAAATTTGTTGACCTATTTCTATTGGTATTTCAGGAGCACCCCTTGCTAAACCACGAGCAGTGGTTCCTGCCACACTTCTTTGTGCAGCTTGACGTAACATTTCAGCTTGTCTTGCTGTATTAGTTGCAGAGGAGCGCCCTATTCCGGTAATAGCACGAAGTATATTTCTACCTAAAAATATAGCTGTACCACCTGCCTCTAATGCAGCTTGCAACCCTGCGGTTTTATACGCATCCCCTACATCAACGTCTACTTCTTCCCCACGTGCTATCTGCTCTTGTGCTTTACGTTGCATACTGGAGGCGGCTAAATCAGGAGTAAGGGCAGCTACACCACCAATAATGCCAGCAGGAACTTTTAACATACCGGGGGCTAACATTGAGGCTGCTCTCGCACCTGCACCCATTGTGGCTAACACACCTGCTTGTTGACCCGCAGCTCTCGGTATATCACTTACAGCTTCAGTCACAGCTTTAAATGGGCCATCTTCTTTGGCAATACTGGTGATTCTGTCTAAAGAAGGAGGGATACCTAACCCTTCGGCTGTTTCCCGTTCACGCTGGATGGAATCTAAAATAGCTTGGTTAGGGTCATCCCCCAACAGTTGCTCAATACCTAATCGTTTGGCTTCTAAACTACGTGCAACACCCCGCTCAACTTCTTCCCCAAAAGTACTCTGGCGAGTAATGGGGTCGGGCAAAGAAGAAAGATGAGAAAGTACATAATTATACGCTTGCGCGTCCGTAGTGCCTTCAGGAGCATCTACATCGTACTTAGCCCCATCTGGAAATTGTACAGTAAATGTAGGCATTCTTAAGGACTTCTAGTTACAGTCACATCGGGAGGGACAGGAGGGAGGGCAGAAGAAGTGCCTCCCCCGCTTTGCATAGTGTCATACAAAGCTCCTACTTCTTGCCGTCTTTGTTTAAGTAACTGAAGTATAAAAGCATTTAACTCACGTTCGACTGCTTCTTCATCATATCCAAACCATTCATCATGTTTCTCTATGAGGTCTTCCCTTTTCTGTCTGACAGCAGGGTCAAGCATTATTTGACCTATATCAATTTGAGCCATTTCTCCAGCTCTGGCTATTGCAAGTCTTTGCTCTTCAATAAGTTGTCGTTCTTCGGTGCGTTGATCTAAAAGTGCTTGTTGTTTAGCTAACTCAAACGCTTGTTGATCTTCTAGGATTCTGTCTTGACGTTGCTGGTTGAGTATACTTTGGCCTTCATACCCTTTAGACGATCCTGCCGCCCCGCCTAGCAAAGAAGCAATGTCTAAAATTTTATCTAGCCCACTTCGTTTAGTTTCGGTAGAAGAGCCTTCTACTTCTGAAGGGGGTTGTTGACTACCCGGTTGGCCTTTGAACATAGCTTGGGCCATCTGACCTAGCTTGTAGTCATCATCCGATAAAGTGCCTCGCTGACTTTGTATAGCTTCATTTGAAGCTGCGTCTATATCTCTACGTAAAGCTTCTTTTCTTTCAGCTTCTCTAGCGGCTTCACCAGCAGCTACATTTTTCTCATACTGCTCAAACATGCTGTCCAGTAGGTTGAACCCTTGCTGTGGAAGACTTGTTATTGTTTCTGTCAATGCCTCAGTAGGAGCAGGTACATTTGTTAATCCCTCTAATCGAGCTTGCAATCCTGCTGTTTGGTTTGCTATTTCTTCCCCAATCTCTGCAAGTCTAGCTTTACCTTCTTCAGTATTGAACATATCAGGATTATTACTAATAGCATTTCTTTCTTCTTCAAGTGCATCAATAGCTTGTTGGGTTTGAGCTGTTATTTGTTGTCGCGCTGCTTCTACTTGTTCAGCAGTTCTTTCATCCAGTTTCTCTCCACCCCCTACAAGCGTATCTCCTATTCCTCTACCTAAATATTCCGCATCAGCCCCAAGAATACCAAGACTTTTAAGTAACCCTTGGCCTACTGCTTCGGTTGCTGCTACCCCACTTGCCCCTAATTGTTTCCACCATGAATCATAAGCAGGGTCGGCTGCTATAGCTTGTAACTCTTGCATAAGCCCCCCTTCCCCAGTAAATACATTTCCTGTTGCTTCATCTACTTGTTGCAGTCTTTTCCCCAAAATATCTTCTGGGGTAGAACGTTCTAGTGCAGCAGGAATACCTTCTTCACTACTTGCAGTACGATTAGCATTTCTATTGGGGGGTAAAGTATTACTTTCTAAATAGGTGTTATATTCGGCTTGGGTGACAGGAATATCCTCACCTGTTCCTGTGCGGGATGCAGGTATTATCGTTACGATAGTTTCTCCACCCTCTACTATATCTCCTACTTTTAGCAGTCCACCTTCTTGTAGGGCTACGATACCCCCTCCTGCCATTTGAGTGCGGGGTTGTACGACACCTTTTTTACTATCAAGGTACTGTTTAACATAAATAAATTGGTCACCCATTTGTTTAACTAAATCTCTAAGAGCACCTGCGCGTATAGATTTTTCCCTAGGGTCTGTAGCAGTAGCAATAGATTTTTCTAAGTTTTCGTACAAGTCAGCAAATTGTTTTATCTGAGCACTATCTACTGCTTTAGGAGAAACACTTCCCATTTGAGGTGTTTCCTTGACCATAGATGGGCCTTTTCCTGCAAATCCAACAATCCCACCTTCAGCCGCCATTGGCATAGCCATGTTATCCGCAGGTAATTGACTTATTCCCATGCCTTGTTGGGGCATAGGGGGTTGTTGCCCACCCCCCGCTAACATCCCCATTACTTCCTGTTCTGTTTGAGTAATAACATCAGGAGACTGAGGAGCAGGTTGGTTGTCCATTTGCCGTTGTCTTTCTTGAGCTACGAGGTCTTGTTTAAGATTCTCCATAGCCACACCGACAGCAAAGCGGGGGTACTCTTGTTGTAATTGGGTAAGCTGACGGATGCCTAAGTTTTCAGCATTTTCAACATCAGTATCAAAAGAAGATTCCATAAACGCCATTACGCTACTCTCCCCTTAAAATGTTAATTATTTCAGCCAACGTACCACCGTAACCTAGAATTTCAGCTAGTTGAGAAGGCTCAACATACTCACGGGCCATCGCCTCTACAGGTAAACCTTGCAATAAAGATTGGGCGTACTGTACTTGCTTAAACGGAAAATCCCGTTCTTCTTTAAACTGAGCATAGTCAGCAGCAACTCCTTCTCCCTCAATTTTTCTTTGAGTATCACCAAACTGAGCCATCTGCCTCAAAGCATCTAAACCATATTTGTTTGTGTCCCTTTGGGCATCCCGTAAACGATTTTGTTCAGTGTTAAATTGTCGTTCAGCTTTATCGTACGCTGTAGCGTAGCCTCGACCTGTTATATCAGCCAAGTTCCGCAATAAATTACGTTGGCTTTCGGAGTCCATAATGGCTTGACGCGACCCTCCATAAGCACCAGCTCTGCTTAATCGTGACGCATTTTGACGTTGCTGTATTTGAGCTTGACGTTGCGCTTCGGCTATTTGAGGTTCCAAAGAAGCCTGTAGGTAAGGGTTCATGTAAGTCTGAGCAGTATTGCCCTGAGTAAAAGAAGTAGGATTAAAAGCACCCATTTGCGAAGTAGGTATGTCTAACCCTGCAATCCCTTGATAGGCTTGAGTTTGTAAATCTGATTGCCCCGCAGTTAACGGCCCAGTGTATTGGGTATAAGGCATTTCAGATAACGCTTTACCTCTTGCCAATGTATCTGTAACAAAAGGAGCCGCCCAATCAGAAAGGGACTCTTGCCTATAACTTTCTTGACCTACTGGATCTGGCATGTGTATTACCTCACGCTAAAAATTTATTAGGGTCTATTTCTTGCCCTTGTTCTTTTCGACCTGTACGTGCTTCACGTACTCTGTCCATCATACTGTAAAGTTGTTTAGCTCCTGCATCTGAATTGCCATTACCTAGATGGCTTACTACATCAGCGGGAACTACAAACTCTCCATCACTTAAAGCAGCAGGTTGATTACCGTTTATAGACGCTGGCACACGATCAGCCATCCCGTCAGTAGCCCCACCTAAATACCTGTTTTGTGAAGGCTGTACGCTGGCTATACCACCTTGATTAAAACCAGAGTTGCCCATTTGGTTTAGATAAAACTCCCGCACTTCTTCTACAGGACGACCAAAATAATTGGCTAACTCTTCTACTGTAATTTGCCCACTGCCAATCAAATCATTAACAGAAACCATATCTACCGCGTTTTGTAGGGCATTTTGTATACCTACATTCGGTAAATCATATTGAGCTTGTTCAGCTTCAGTTTGATAATAAGGTGATAATGACTCTTGAATACCTGCTAAAGGTGTTTGAGTAGCTTGTGACATACGGTAGGGGGACACGGCATTTTTATTCATATACCCCCTAGTCTGTTCTATTTGCTCTCTTTCCGTAGCCCCTGAAGCTTGTATATCACCCATGTCTTTTTTAATGATGTCATTAGTAACACGTTGCAAACTTGCTAACCCTTGTCGGGCTGGATTATCGGCATTTTGTTGTTGATACACCAAGGCGGCTGCATCAGCAGCATTTTGAGCTATAGCTACCGGGTCACCTGCTGGATTTAAAGTCAAAGGACGGTCTTCATACTTTCCAAAATTTTCATAATGGTATTTACCAAACCCTTCTACAGTTTCAAATCGTTCATCACCACCTTCTATTAACTCTTCTTTGTTAGTTTCATATTCGGCTACAACATCAGGGTTAGCTGCTAAATAATTTTTTACATCGTACATAGCCCTATCACCCCTAAAACTAGGAGCTGGTACATATTGCACATCTGTAAAGTAGCGTTGCCCACCACTTCCTGCTCTACGAGTAGGGTCATAAGTTCCGGGTACTACACTGCGGATACCTACGTACTCAGGAATAGAAACATCTGCCATTTTATTTTTCCCCCAGTAAACTTATTATTTGGTCTACTGTGTTTGCGTTGCCTATAATACCGCCTTTTTTAGCGCGAGTCGCATACGGATTGCCATCTATGGCCGCTCGTTGTATATCAGGGGCAAAAATACTTTCTCCCCCTATGTCATACAAATAATCAATTTCAACTACATCAGGTTTATCTTGTTTTATTACGTTTAAAGCACTTCTGGGTATAAAGGAAGGTAAACTAGAACCCCCACCTGATGAGGTTCCTCCCCCCGCAACTACTGTATCTACACACCCGGAACAATCGTCTTTCATTGCTTTGCCTAATTTAGCACATTCAGCCCTTACTTCATCACATTTAGGGTCTACACCACCCGCCTCAGTACACCACGCTACTGTTTGCCCAGCAGGAATTTCCCTATTTGCTTTGTCTGTACCATCAGGACAAATGGCAGCTTTGTCTGTGCCTGTGTCTGTAGTTGTGGTTGTACACCACGCTACTGTTTGCCCAGCAGGAATTTCTTGCTTTGCTTTATCTGTACCATCAGGGCAAATAGCAGCTTTGCCTGTGCCTGTGTCTGTAGTTGTGGTTGTGGTTGTACACCACGCTACCGTTTCTCCAGCGGGAATTTCTTGCTTTGCTTTATCTGTGTTATCAGGGCAAATGGCAGCTTTGTCTGTAGTTGTAGTTGTGGTTGTGGTTGTGGTTGCAGCATTAGTACACCACGCTACCGTTTGTCCATCAGGAATAGTTTGACCTTTTTTATCTGTGTTATCAGGGCAAATGGCAGCTTTGTCTGTAGTTGTATCTGTGCCTGTGATTGTGGTTGTAGGATCGGGGCATGTTCCTTTAATTGCCCACTTACCATCTGAACATTGTTCCCAAAATGGCCTACATTTAGCTGCATTGGCTATAGCATAGCCTGTCTGTGCACATAACTCCGCATCCGTTTTACCTCCTACGGTGACAGTAGTATTACCACCAGAAGAAGACGTATCCCCCCCACCGGGATTGACCGCACTACCACCGGGGGCAGGAGGTTTTTGTTTATTTGATTTTTCTACACACATACCGGATGTGTAGTCGTACTCTTTACCTTGTGCAACACACGCGGCTTGAAGGATTAAATCACTTTGTGTGTAGCCACCTTCCGTTCCTTCGCCTGTAATAATATCTACTGCATCTGCAATTCTTCCCCCGCCCAAAACTAAATTCCCTATATCTCCTGCATCTACAGAGACAGTGGTAGTTCCTCCTTGTGTATTTGAAGTTGAGCCTACGGTAACTCCACTTTGAGTAGTGTTAGGGTTTTTCTTGGTATTAGGAGCTGTAACAGTAGCACTTACCCCTCCAGTGGGGTTTATAACTACATCTGCATCAAAACCCGGAACTAATGTCCCTACAATTCCTCCTACTACCTCAGCTATACCTTCTCCTGCTTTATCAATTAAACCATCTATTCCAGTGACACTACTTATGCCGCCAACCACTGTAGTAAGAATGTCTTCTGCCTTTTCTGCTGCTTGACCTACTGCCCCACCAATACCGTCACTTGATGTTTTAGGTATACAAACTTGTAATACAGAATCAAAGCCTTGCCCCATAGCAGCGCAAGAAGCTCTGGTTTGATCGGATGCTTGGGCAAAGGAGTTGTCAATGTAAGTGTCTTCACCGGGTGTACCTATGGCAAGGGGGTTCCCAGAACCGAAAGGGTTTCTCATTTGGTTCATTCTTGCCAAACCTCTGAGTACCCCAAAAGGAATATTCTGAGGTTGGAACGGGTTATAACCTGCGTTCCTTGCATCACCAATATTAAAAGTGAAACCACCAAATGATATAGAACTTCTATTGTTAGGTGTTGTCCAAGTACCCATTATCTACCCGTCTATTAACACGCCTTCAAACGAGGCGCTTATCTGGTTGTTGTTTGTAGTCGCTATGGCGCGACACTCAATGTCTGTTTTTGCTGGTATAGCTAAAGGATATGCAAACGGTGCTACTGTAGTATTGCTTTCCAACACTTGAATAAACCGTGTTCTAAATGCGTTAGTAGCGTTCTCTCGTGTTTTGAGCTTAACAGTTGCAGAATTAGTAGCTGAAGCTATGGCTGCGGTAAACGCTATCTCGTCTATGTACAGGGTCTTACTTGCTGGTACGGTGTAGACAGCCATTTGCGTCTGGTTGGAGTCACCAAAACTAGCATACACCGTAGGGGGTACACCCGCTGTAGCCCCTGTTGTGCCAACATAAACTGTCCCTGCACTTCCCCCATTTGATCCAGCAGTAAGTACGTAAGCTTTTAATATCCTTAGATATTCTTTAGTGGTGATTACCTGCGTTTGACCGTTCATTGCAATGTCTTCTTCAATCTGCAAGTAATTAGCATCCAGACCCTGTACCTTAATAGTACGCACTCCAGTACCTGTGGTGGCTACATCATTAGTGTCACTGCTAGAGATATACACCTCTCCTGCTGCACCGGGGTAGGTAATATTACCCCCCTCTGACCACACGGTTTCTTCAGTAATATCTACATCAGCATTAAAACCAAATTGATACAAGGCAGTAGCCCCTGACACTTGGCCTTGGGCAACTCTTAAATTATAGGGGACTGTATTTGCCACAGCGTTCCTCAATGCGTTGTCTAACTGATTGAAATATAGACGTAATATATTATTAAGACGATCTATATACCCTTTACTGTATGTTTCTGGGCCAGTGGGTAAAGCTGGCGCAACTACTCGGCTCGTGCTATCTGTTGACGTAGGCATTACCGTCTACCATCAGGCCGCATATCTAATCGTGGAGAACCTAACTGCCATGCCACTCCCTCTGCTGTAGACTCCATTTTAAAAGCTACTTGCCTCCCACGTAAACGTAAATACACTTGACCTGTAAACTGCTCTATTGGCACTGTTGCTGACCGTGTTACCGTACCTGCTGCATCACCCCCTTCAGACAATGGATTGTTATACCCAGACCCCGAATTAGACATAGGTGAAATAGTCATCGTAGCCGCTGGGCTTACTGCACTGGAGCCGTCAAAAGTCACATCAGGCAGCATTCGGCTTATAAACACAAAACTATGCCCATCATCCAAATCAAACTCAGAAGAAGTAATAGAAGCAGTAATAGCAGCCGTCACACTTGTTTGTTTGTCATCATTGCCCTTTTCGTGCTCTACCAAATTATTACTATAAGTAGCTGCTATAGGTCTGTCTCGCAATCCTGAGTCTAACCATGCGGTTCTAGCTAACGTGCCGTAATACCACACATTTTCTTGGTAGTTATACACCACATAACGGTCATTCGTAGTTTCTCCAGCAGACGGATAAAACCACCATACTTCATTAAATCCTTCATTAGTCCCGGCTGCTACTTGATTAAACTGCTCAGTATTTATGTCATTAAAAACATAACGTTTAACATTACAGGGTAATGTCATCACCGTACCGTCATACCTGTAAAACTTATCTTTACCCATCCAATAGGCCGTACTTCCTGCATACGCAGTAGCATTTTGGCTTGCAATAGAAATATTATCTCCGAGTAACTGAACACTCCACACGGCATCTCCACCTTCATATTGCATAGAGTACAAAGCGGCATCTGTCCAAACTAACACCTCTTGTCTTGCTTGCCTTGCAGTTATAATCTCTGTGCCGCGAGAAAGACGTTGGCTCCCAGCAAAATTAGTAGCTGAAGGAGTCCAGTTAAACACATCTTCTTGATCTGACCACCGAATAAGCATAGGGTCTTGGACTGCTGTACCCAAAGTGTTAGCACCAAAACAAAATACAAAGCGGTAAATATCTGAAATTGTTACAAAATTAGTGATAGAAGGCACATCGGTAGACGAAGGATAATTGGTAGTGTTAATTACTTTGCCTCGTACGGACACACCTGTGTTTGCCGCCCAATAGCATAATGGCCCACCACGATAAGCAAATACTAAATCTTCCCCGTAATTTGATTGACTCCAAAGCCTGATCGGAGAAGTAGTTATACCACCATTACCCCAAGTACCTTGTCCCCATGTTCCTGCGCCCCAACCAGTGAACGGTACACCTGTAGCTGACCCTGTGTTTAGTTGGTATGCACCTACTGTAGAAGCCCCACCGTTGCCTGTATCTCCCGCACTGGCACTTACCGCAGCAGTTATGGTGTAGGAATCATCGTTAACCACACTGACTATTTCATACTCAATATTAAGCACAGCCGCTGTTATGTTACCCCCCAAACTCACCGCACCTGAGTAAGTAACAAAATCACCTACAACAGCCCCATGAGCTGTATCTGAAACCGTCAGCGTAGGAGAACCATTAAGGGCAGCAAAGGTTACATCTCCCGCTGCTGTAGTTTCTCTAATAGGTGTAATGTCGTTGTACCCACCACCACGCTCTATATAGTATTTAAGGTGTGTCCCCACACTTACGAGGTTTTGTTTACCTAACGTAATCCAGTTCCAAAGTGAACGACATACTCCCAGAAACGTGTTTGCTGAAATACGTTCCCACCCTCCAATCTTTTCAGGCATACCCTGACGAAACCGGACTTTATCAGACTCATACCACCCGCCCTCTGTAGTGTAACGAGTGTTTTCGCGGTTAACTCCCGGTTTTAATTGAAGTTTTTTAAGTGGCATAACTACTCCACGTATTCCCCTGTTTTAATTAAGTCAGTAAGCTCTAATGCTCTACCACCCACTTGTTTAGCCCAACGTGAGTCTAGGAACTCAGTAGCAGCTTCTGCATAGTTCCCTGCTTCCATAGCAGCCAGAGCACGTTTAAATCCTCTTAACCTTGTTGCTCCAAGATTAAAGCCAATGTCAATCATCGCATCTTTACGTACATCATCTAGTGAGTTAAACCAAGAGTATTCTTCTGCTAACTCCTTGATAACACGCTCAATATCATTTTCCAGCAAATATTCTACTTCGTCCTCAGACAGCCCTATGCCGCCCCGTTGGTCGATATTCCTACCTACCCCAACAGTAATCTTTCCTTCAGAACACTCATAAGCATGAGTTTCCACACCTTCATGGCGCTTTAACATGGCGATTAACTTTTTCATGTTACTCATTTCGTACTAGACCCAGAGAACCAAAATGCTGCCATAGTCCCTAAAATACCGCTTAACTGACCTAGCACCAGTGAGATAATAGTCTCGTCATTCTGATCGTGAGGCATAATAGTTACAGCCATTACATAAGCTCCGTACAACAGTAACGCTAGTATCCCAAACACTTTGGGTGTCCAATCGTTTTTGAAGGTTTCTCTCGCGTGTTGTCTGTCTTCCACTTCAGTTTTAAACGACTCCAGATCAATCTCCATTTCTCGGATACGGTCTTTAAAGTCATTGTCTGCTTCCTTGAGAAGCACCGCTTTCTCTGGCTCTCGCTCGATAATGTCTTCTATCTCATTAGCTGTAGCATCTGGTACACCTAACTTCTGTGCGGCCATCTTGACAGCCATACCCGCCATAGGCCCACCTGCTGCGCTGGCTATAGTAGGGGCAAGAGATTTAAGTAGTCCACCTAATTTCATTGTAGTAACAAATACACTTTTATAAGTGCCTCTAGTTCGTTAATTACTTTCCCGTGGAGTCTTCCTCCACGATCTCGTCAATCGTATCGCATACGTCTGGTATGGCTATGCCAGTAGTTACCTCAGTAGTGACGCGCCCTACAGCCCGTATGCCTTTGTATATCCCAGAGCAGTATAGTTCTTTGTTGGCTATCATCTCTTCAGAAACTGTACAACCAGCCATTAGTACACACAACGCAACAATTCTAAGCATCTTCAGCCTCATCAATAAGTGTTTTTAATTCTTTCACTTCTTCTTCACTAAGTTCTTTGTCTTGGTTGTCTAAGAATCCTTCTAACCGTTCTTTATAGCCCTCCATAAAGTGGTCAGTAATTCGGTCTTTTAACCCACCTCTGTCTTCGTCACGTACTTGTTTCTCAGGATCAATCAAGTCCTGCCCATTATTAGCAAAGTATAGCATTGTCTGTGACTTAGACGGGCCATAGCAAATACGGGGTATACGAGCCACCATATCAGAACCAGCCACACAGGAAATTTGTTTGTCTAAAGTCATAGGGCGTTTAAAACCCTTGAAGAACGTATTTGGCTTACCAAAGGTAATAAGATTGAGGTTAGGGTGTTTCTTCCACAACTTGGCCGCAGTTAGCTCTGCCAACGCACCACCAAGGCTATGCCCACAGACTAATGTACGTTTCTTCATATCTAGGTGTTTTTTAATTTCCCGCCATACGGACGCATGAGCAGCTACAAATCCCCCGTGGCATAACCTTCCTGCATAAGGAATAGGTATCACCATAGCATCAGTTAGCCAATCCCGACCTTGTTGTGTACCCCTAAAAGCAATTACGTCTATGGATTTACGTTTGGCTATGTAGACCGTAGTGGAAGTGAGTCGGCTTTCTATCTTTATGGTTTTTTTGTTCTCATCGTCATAAGCCTTCATACTCCAAGAACACGCCATGTTAAGCAGTACAGGGTCTAGTTTCATTACTCGGCTCCAATCCCAAAAATTAAAAATACCGCACCGAAAATAAAAACAACCGTACCTACTAACCATGCAAACATCACGGCTAAATCACGTATCAAAGCGTCCTCTGCTTTTTCTGCGGCGGCTTTTTGCTTTCTTTTAACTTCCCGTTTCTTTTCAATCTTGGCTGCTTCAGCTTTGATCTTGCCCCATCTGTGTGTCTTTCCCTGACGCATATAATGGTCACGGATTTTTTCCATCATCTTTTCTATGCGTTCTTCTTGCTGGTCTATGGTAATAGCTTCCTCTAACGCAGAACCTACCAATAAATCATCGTTTCCAGCCTGACGAGCTTTTTGCATCTGCTCTTCAACTTTCTTTTTGGCGGTAAAAAATCGGCCTACTTCACCAGCCATGTCCTCGACTTCTTTTTTCTTGGCAATAGCCGACTGTACAACGACAAATGCGCTGTCTAGGGCTTTGATTGCAAGTAAAGCTTCACCGATCATTTGTACCACCTGCTGTCTTCATCTGCGTTGATTGGCTGGCAGTATGCGTTAATATCAGGGGTGTCCGGCTGCTGTTTTATTTTTTCAGCAAAATATAGACATCTGTTAATATCCTTAAAACACAACGCCTGTTCACAAGAACGCGATACATCTTGCCCTCCAATACTTATTATCAGTATGAAAAGCACCATGCTGCATCTCTACAACGCTTTAATACGGTCTATTTCAGTCTGTACCGCATCAGTAAAAGTTGAGCTGTAAGTCGCATTAGCTTCATATCGAACTTTGTCTTGCTCTAGCATACCCGCTGCGGGATCAACCCATCCGCTGACATCGCCCCAAGAACTGCCGTCATAGGTGTGCTTACCGCCTTGCCATCCATCTGGAGCAGTAACTCCGGTGTGCAGAGTGGCATTACTGGCATTTAGATCACCAATATCAAAATCGTTGTCGCCGTTGTTACGCACAGTCGCGTTAGGTGTTGCTGATAAATCGACATTAACGCTATCGTTAAAAACATAAACGCTTACGTTGCCGTCATTTCGAGTTATAGTTTGGCTCATGTTACGAGTCTCCGTTTAAAAGTAATGATGTTGTTGAAATCGCTAATCCTGCATTAACGCTTGGCGTGTCTGCTGAACTTGAAAAGCCACCAGAGGTGGTGACGTAGTATTTGGTTCCTGCGGTTAGGTCTGTAGAAAACTTAGCAACTATACTTTTCCCATAATAACTTGCCGCTGAATCGGCAAATGTAGAAACAATAGATTGTGTGTCTGGATCGTACACTGTATCTAAGTAAGTAACAGGGGTTGTACCTGACCAAACTTCAGGAGTTGAAAAAGTAACATCTGTCCCGCTAATAGTTGCTTTAACTAAATATCCATAAGTAGTAGTTCCGTATTCTTGATAGGAAATAACAACTTGATTTAATGATGTATCGAAAACAGAAGAAAGGTATTTTGCTTTTGCTCCAAACTCTACTACTGTTCCTACGCTAATCGCAGTTCCACTTACAGTTCCTACTTTTGCAAGTCCCGCTCCTGTAGAACTGGCCCACCTAAAAGCAAAAAGAAGTTTGTTTGCAGTGGAATCGTAACAAACACTTGGGTAATCGTGATAAGACCCTATTCCATCTGTACTAATGTCCACAGGAGTTCCAAAAGTAATACTTGTTCCACTCACCGACCCTGTTACAGCATTTATGTAGTAAGTCGCTGATTCTCTGTAAAGAATAATTACTTGGTTTGAAGATGTATCAAAAGCTATGGCACTACCATTATCTGCCTCTATAGCCTGAGAATCAAAAACCGCTGCGGTTCCGAAACTTATACTCGTCCCTGAAACTGTCCCCACGATAGCTGTGCCATAATTAGAATTACCAGTATCTCTGTAGCTGACTACTACTTTATTGTTGGAAGAATCATACACAACTTTGCAAGCATCGGTTGATGCAGAATTAAAAACAACCTCCGAACCGAAAGTTATATTACCTCCTGCAACTGTTCCCACGATAGCTGTACCGTATCCAGAATTACCACCATCTTTGTATACAACGACAACGGTGTTATTAGACGCATCAAAACATATATCAATATAGTTAGTAGAGGTTCCTGAATTGAAAACAACTTGCGTTCCATAAGAAATACTCGTTCCACTTACTGTTCCTACATACGCCACTCCATACCCGCTCGGTGTAGAGCTATCGTCACGATTTACAACTACCACCTTATCAGAATTAGTATCATAGGCTATTGCACCGTAATACCCTCCCGCAGACAAATAGGTAACAGGACTTCCTGCGCTCAATGTAGACGGCCCTGCCACCCCGCTAACCGTACCGCCCTGCACGATTATGCTACCCGCAGCACTGGAAGATATAGCAGAGTCGGCTACTCCTACGAAATTAGTAGCGTCAAGATTGGTTCCTTCATAAGCACTTTGATAAGCAATGGCGTAGCATTTAGGAGCAACATCATTAGCCGTGGCAATTACTGTTACTTTTTGATCTTCATCATACGCTGCACCAATGTAGTCTAAATAATCACTAGACCAATCAGTGGTTGTTGCGTTAAGTGTTGGGGTCGTTCCGCTAATGGTGACATCTCTAGCTTTTCCTGCCGAACCTGTACTCCACATAATTACATGACTTGCTGATGCTGCGTTGTAAACAGCTTTGAGGTAACCTTCGCCACTCCCCGTATTATCAACTTGTGATCCGCTTGATAAAGTCGTACCTGACAAAGAAAGTACAGCTACTTTCCCCGTATTAGCGGTCGCATCATTAAAGTACTGCAAAGTTTTATCTTGTACAGGATCATACGAAACATCAGCGTTTCCATTACAAGGGCCAATACTTAAATAAGTTCCATTAGCCCAATTTGTTCCAGATATAGTCACAGATACAGAAAACAAGGTGCTTACCGATGTTTGTATGGTCGTAATTATTTTTTGAGCAGTTGAGTCATAGGTTATTCCTAAAGGATAGTAATAACTGCCAAAACTAGCAGGACTTCCAGAACTGAAACCTGTGCCTGAAATGGTATGTACCGTTCCATAAGCACCAACATTGTAGCTATCGTAATAAGCGGTAAAAACCTTACTTGCGTTAGCATCATACACAGCTTCAATGTAACCTGCTTGCTGTGAGCCTCCTCCCTCTATACGACCTGCCGCTCCATAAGAAACACTGGTTCCACTAATTGTAGCGACTACGGCTTCACCTTGACCACTTGAGTTTTGATAAGCCACAAAAACTTTATTATTGCTAGAATCAAAACAACAAGACGTATAACTTGTCAAATTGCTTGAAAACACAACCGGAGTTCCTACAGACAAAGTAGTACCAGAAACCGTACACACCACCCCTGTTCCGTACCCACTGTTATCTGCATCTCGATAAGCAATAAATATTTTATCGTTAGCCGTGTCATAACAAACTGATGCGTAATAACCCTTACCAGTAGCCGTACCTCCACTAAAATCTATTGCTGAACCTACTGCTATAGAGAGAGTAGTTGTTCCCACTTCCGTAACCGTCCCATCACTATTGAGTATCACAGGCTTCTTGGTTGCTATCCCGCTGCCACTATCGGTAAAGGTCAGTTGTTTTGCTGCCGCTCCTGCGGGGAGTAGATCAGATAAATTGCTCACGATTGATACTCCAAGTTAATTGCTGTGGCTGACAGGGCTTTACCCGCTTTTACATCACTGGTGACAGTCGTTATTGTTCCATCGTCTTGGACGTAGTAATCGCTTGCAGGAGTCAACGAGCTTAGACCTGTGGCTGCTATGCCGCCTTTGATGGTGATGTTCCCACTAGCTGCGCTTGATATCGCTGCGTCTGAGATGCCAAGAAAGTTTGTTGCGGTAAGGTTGGTTGCTCCGGGCGTAAAACAAATCCCTGTACCTTGATTAGAATTGCTGTTATCTCGATAAGCGAAAATTACTTGGTTAGTGTCAGGATCATAACCCGCTCCTAAAAATCCCGGTCTACCTGATAGCCAAACGTAAGGGTCAGTAAAAGAAACAGTAGTTCCACTGATTGTGGCGGAAACCGCTGTGCCGTAGTAACTGTTACCATCATCATTATATCCTATTACTGTTGCGCTGTTGTTAGAATCATAAACAGCCTTTACTTGTCTAACAGCAGCACTTTCAAAAACTACACCAGTTCCAAAACTGATTGAAGTTCCGCTAACGGTTCCGACAATGCCCGTTCCATAATTAGAATTGTTGACATCTCGATATGCAATAAGGTTTTTGTTTTGGCTAACATCGTGTACAACCGATATGTCATACGCCTCACCACTTTCGAATACAACTTCACTTCCAAAGCTAATTGAAGTGCCACTGACGGTTCCCACGCAAGCAGTACCAACGCTGTTTTTTCGATACGCAAAAATCATTTTATTGCTAGTTGAATCAAACGCTGCTCCCAATGGCTGAACTGTGCCAGCGGCGAACACCGCTTCACTTCCAAAACTTAAAGTTGCGCCTGAAACAGTTGCTACAATAGCAGTGCCATAATCAGAATTACCTTTGTCAGAATATGAAATCACACATTTCTGAGCATTCGAGTCATAGTCAATGTTTATATCTTCTGTGTTTGCATTGTTGAAAGTATACAATGTACCCGCACTTATACTTGTCCCACTAACCGTACAAGAGGCAGCTAAACCTTCATTCGTATTTACATTTACCAACGCTACAACAACTTTGCCACTGTTAACGTCATACGTTACTGCGGTGTAATTAGCCACAACTCCTAAACTTACAGGAGTACCCCACGTTATTGAGGTTCCCGAAACTGTACCAACAACCATCTTGGCATATCCTGAATCTCCCTCGTCCCTGTACGCCACCACAATCTTATCGTTAGCCGTATCGTAAGTTACCGCAGGGTAATAAGGGTCTCCTCCAAAAATCGCTGATGAACCTACGCTGTCAGAAGAACCACTCACCTCACTCACAGTCCCATCACTGTTTAAGACAACAGGCTTACCAGACGAGGTGACGTTACCACTTGCCGTGAAACTTACTTGCTTACCTGCACCCGCAGGAAACAGATCGCTTAAATTTGTCATCCTGTGTAATCCTTGATGTTAATCTGATTTGTCTTTATCGCGTTGCCTATTAGCTGACCGCCTGTATCGGTGGATATAGTTCCATCTTCTTGGACGTAGTAATCAGAGGTTACGGTTAAAGGTGTAGTGCCAAAAGACCCTACCACTGCATCAAAAGTGCTTGCTCTATAGGCATATATTAATTTTTGAGCAGTAGAGTCGTAAGTTATGTCAAAGTAAGCACCGGAACTAACCCCAGAAGAAGCAACAGTAGTTGCTGTCCCAAAAGTAATCGTTGTTCCTGAAACCGTACCAAAATTAGTTTCAACGCTTGTCGTAGCAAAAGGCATATTAAAAAAAGCAAGTTGATTAATACTGGAATAAAATGTTCCAGATACCTGCATTCCTGAATTCCCCGCAAAACACGTAGCAGCCGTTCCAAAGCTCACATTAGTTCCCGAAATAGACGCTACCGCAAACTCAACCGGACGGGGGTCACTGTTGCTGTAATAGCCTCGCACTATCTTCTGGGCTGAAGAATCATACACACAAAAAGATTGCCTTGGTGTAAATCCGGGGCTGTAACTGGCTTCTGCTCCCACACTGATAGAGCCTGAAGACATCGTTAAAACATACGCATAACCCGTGGAGGTGTTATCAGTAATGTCCAAAACGTGTTTTCCATCATTTACATTGTAAGCCAACCCAAAAGGGTCATAAGCGTTACGGCTTGCAATTGATGCAGGTGTAGTCACCGCTACAGAATTACCCACGGCAGTTATCGTACAGGCTGCACTATAGGGATAATAGTTATCCCCCGCATTAGCAAAAACCAATAACACTTTTTGATCTGCAACATCGTAACTCAACTCTGGGTAATATGAGTTTGAACTTGAAGCCGCGACCTCTGTGCCTAGCGTCACACTTGTACCGCTTATTTCACCAACACGCACATAAGTATAATTATCCGAGGCTTTGGTGTAAGCAATCAATACTCTTTGAGCATTGCTATCGTAAACTACTGCCGTCCCTCTGTTCCCTGCTGTGGCTCCTACAATCTCTACAGCGGTTCCCCAACTGGTTGAAGTACCTGACAGAGTTCCGATAATACATTTTAATTTGTCTGAATCACCACCGTCACGATAAACTAAAATTGTGCGGTCAGCATTGCTGTCATACGCCATTGACACGTTTTCTTTGTTGGTATTGCCTGAAGTGGTATCCGCAGAAGCTAAAGACAAACTATCGGCTAAAAGACTCGAACTCTCACACCGACTACCCCAAGTATTAATCGTGCCTGTCGCTGTGTCGCTGATGGCTTCTGGGGCAAGACCTAAGAGGTTGGTTGCGGTGAGGTTTGTTGCATCGTAAGCACCTTGATAAATAAGGTTTGATCCGTAAGAACTAGTTCCAATATCCGCATAACTGTTAGCGGTTCTTCCCTCAATGGTAAAAGTCGTAGCATTAAATTGACATTGGGCTGACCTAAATACCGCAGGTGTATTAAAAGAGACAGAGGTACCTGAAACTGTGCCTAAAACATATGTGCCATAGTTAGAATTACCTTGATCCATATAAAATATATCTACTTTTTCCGAGTCAGGATTATAGGCTGCTGCCACGTAGTCTATGTTTGCGTTTTCAAACTCTGCATTAGAACCGAACGAGATACTAGTGCCAGAAACCGTACCTACTATGGCATAACCGTCTTGGTCACTGTAGGCATAAACAAACACAAGTTTGTTATTTGTAGAGTCAAAAGGAATTTTAGGAGCTATTGCTTGCACATTAACCGACTCCCAAACTACTTGCGTACCAAACGAGATACTAGTGCCAGAAACCGTTCCCACAGCGCACGTTCCATAATAGCTGTTGGTATTGTCTCGATAGGCAAACACTATTTTTCCTAAGTTACTATCAAAACCAATACCAGAAGTTATTTGTATATCAACATCTTGAATTGTTGTTGCAGAACCAAAACTAATGCTCGTACCTGAAGTTGTTCCTACAATCCCTTTGGGCCTGTTTAAAGCCCCCCCATCTCTGTAACAAATTACTGTTTTGCCATTAACGCTATCGAATGCCATTCTCATAGTTGAATTAACATCCCCGCTTTCAAATATTGTTTCACTACCAAAAGAGATGGATGTGCCCGAAACTGTACCGACAAGCGCCCTACCTGAGTTGTCAGAATTTCTCGTATAGGCTGCGATAACTTTATTATTAGTGCTATCGAAACACGCGGCACAACTAGTTACTTGATAACTAGCATCACTGTATACTAATTCAGCAGTGCCGTATGAAATACTTCCGTCAGATGCAATCGTACCGACAATCGCATATAGGGCGTTATGGCCAGACGGATGCACAGCAACATAAACTATGACTAACTTATCGTTATTACTGTCGTAACACGAGTCAATATAGATATTTGTGTTTAGAGTATTAAAATTGCCGTTGGCAGTTATACTTGCGGATACAGGGCTTTGAGCGATAGGAGCCGCCTTACCCGCCGCTGTGAGAATGACAGGCGCACCCGCCGATACGTTTCCGTCAGCTACGAACTCTGTATTGTTTTGACCGCCACCTGCTGGCAGCAGATCGGCTAAATTCGTCATTTATACGCTCCAACCAATGGTTCCATCGATGTAGGTCATTGTTATTTCAGCGAAGTTTTTATCAAATGTCAGGTCAGTAGCTGAACTGGCAATGTTGCTACCGTTACGGGCTACCGCAAAACTCGTAGTGGCAGCGGCTCCGGTCCCATCCTTCACGATAACAAAGTCACCCGCCGACGGTGCTGCCGGTAACGTAATCGTAATGCTACCTGCTGTCGCTACAATAAACTGCCCTGCTGTAGCGGCTAAGTTGACACCTGTCAAAGTAGGATCGGGTTGTCCACTCGGTGCAGAGGAAGCCCATGCCGAACCTGTACTTTTAAGTACGTTGCCGGAAGTTCCAGGAGACACAGTGCTAATAGCAGAGGTGTCGCTGCCTATTAAAACAGCATTCGCTGTAAGCGACGTTGCCCCTGTGCCACCGTTGGCTACCGGCAAAGTGCCAGTGACGGCTGCCGCTAAATCGACATTGGCTAATGTACCGCCCAGTGTTAAATCACCCGAAGAGGTGACTGTACCACTCAAAGTTAAACCGTTGACCGTACCTGTACCGCCTACCGAAGTCACCGTACCATCGCCCACATCTACAAATTGTAGAGCGTCGTTTACAGCACCTGTAGCTCCTGCACCGTCGGTATACAAGATAACCGCCTTACCCGTGGCAATCGTAACTTCGTTACCAGAACCTTGCTTGATGTTAATTGACTGAGAACCGCTTGTAGAGTTCTCAACAATCCACATCTTAGAAACCGTATTAGGTGCTAATGTCACCGTGCGAGTAGTAGTTAAACTTACCGCTGATGTGATTTTAAGATAAAAGGCACGGGTTGAATCCGAAGACCCATCTGCCATAGTAAAAGTCTCATTACTATCCGCAGACATTTGTTTTGTGCCATAACCCAATCCCTGACCAATTAACTCAAGGTTGGTGTTCGTTGAAGTACCCCAAGTACCACTCTCATCACCCGTAGCGATCTCTTTGAGTCTTAAATTGTTTACATAAGTTGCCATTGTTTAGCCCTCACTAAGCTGCCATCGGAACCCAATTAGGTGTTTGTGACGGCTGAATTTCAATCCACATTGAAGTACCGCCCACGTGTCCCGTTGCCTGTACTCCCGTCAAATTCACTGTAATACTTGTACTTTGCGTTACTGTACCAACTTCTCCGGTAGCTGACACGCCTGTTACACCAAAAATCGCCGGTATACTCGGCGTTACGGCATTCACATAAGCAGTAGCTTCTACTCCGGTTAGCGTTACATTAGCTGTACCTGTAGTCGTAACGGACCCTACAGCCGTCGTGGCTTCGACGCCATCGACGTTGGCAGTGCCTTCAGCTTGGGCATCAACTTGACCCACAGCCGTTGTAGCCTCTGATCCGGCGCTAGAGTAACCCCAACCGGCATCACCCCAATCGCCTATTCCCCAACCATCCAACGGTATGGTAACGGGAATGCTTCCAACTGCCGTTCCTACACTGGTAGTAGCGGCCACACCTGTCAAATTGACAGTAACGTGAAATATCACGTTGACCAACACCGAACCAACGGCGGTGGTAGCTTCTACTCCTGTCAAAGTTACACTAGAATCACCTGCAAGTGTAACCTGACCAACACCCCCGGTAGCCTCTACTCCTGCGGAGGTTTGCCCCCAGCCATAGGTCGAAGAACCCCAACTGGAAACACCCCATCCTTCTAAGCGGATGGTTACGTCCGTAGCCACTAGGCAATCCTAATAAGCGCCGAACTTGAGTTAAACGTAGGCATTACAACTGCAAAATCACCTGCGCTTGACGATTTGTTTGATCCAAAGTCCAAAACTACTACAGAAGGATCGCCAGAAGCAGTGTCATTATAGATCAAAGCTCCTCGTGCCGTAATCGTAGAAGTAGACCACGTTTGATCACCGAACTCTGCATAAGCAGTCGTGCCACTAGTCAGAGGATCTACGTTAGTTAAATTTTTACCTGGAGCACTATAACCCGACCCAGATACTTCGTTCGACGTAGTATAAGCGGTGGTGCTTGCGTCCAAAGTAGCAGCGTCTGTATAGAGCGCCATTTTAAAAGTGTTACCTCCAGAAAGAGATAAATTGTGTATACCCTGCATTAGCTCTTTTTTAAAGCTAGTGCACATATAATTTCCAGTAAAAGCCATGTCATAATCTCCTAATCAAATCGGCTAGTTTGGGTTGTCCAGCATCGTTTAACGCATTATAGATCGTAGTTCTGTCACTTTGAATTGCTTCTTTAATGTAATGAGCAATGACCGACTCTATATTTCCTTTAAAAGCATGAGCCTGTTGTTGCAATATAGGGTTAGCTTGATCCGAAATACTAATAATTCTGTCCACACAGCGCGAAGCTACTTCTTCGGGAGTAAAACCTCGATTTGTCGTAGTATGAACTTCTACTGCTCCGGCAGACATTGTTAAACCGTTTGTAATCATGTTTTCTCCCGTATAACCATGCCTGTGCGATATTCATCGGTAACTTCTTTAGCTTCACCGTACTGTTTGAGTGCAACTAATGATTCAGCATAACGCTGTTCATATTCTTGCATCAGACCCGGATCGCCTTTCATGTAAACATAAGCTTCTATTAAGCATCCGTATAATAAAGTTAATTCTGCATTTTGACTCAACCATGTTTCACCGCTACCCGCCCCCGCTGTCAAACTTGCAGGGCGATAATAATAATGTAATTCAACAGCATAGCCACTGTTTGGCGTTGGACCCAAAATAAAAGAGCTTACGTCAAAGTTAGCGTAGTAACGCGGTTCTCCGGTGACTGTACGGTCAGGGTTAAATTCTTGTATAAAGTTAACGCTTTTAAAATCTAAAAATTTCTTGTCATTGTTGGCATCGGTAAAAGACAACGAAAAAGGCGCAAGAAAATCAGTAGGTTGTATTAAGTACTCATCACTAGCCGTCATATTTCCTGTGCTGTTTTTACGAAATAAAGTTAACTGCACAGTTTTGAGAATACGTTCTTCTGCCGAACGGATAAAAACAGGCAGATTAGTTACAAAAGACGTTTCGGTATTCTGCGTGTAATCCTGAATTGCTGTTTTAAGTTGATCGTATGTAAACGCCATTATCTATGTCTTCTCGTTTTCTTTGCTATCTTTTTAGGTTGGGAAGAAAATTGTTTTCCCGCCTTTGTGTCTTTCCTTTTTTTACGTGTTGTTGCTGCATATTCTTGTGGAGACAACGACTTTATTGCACTCTTTGGCAAATATCTTTCTCCGGTTTTTGCGCTGGGCTTGCCTGATTTTGTGCCCCACTTTTGCTTAGTCCATTTTTTTAAAGACTTTTGCGATTTTTTAAGAGCCATTAATTACGATAACCTCCGCCCTTTGCCTTGTATTCTTTAGCCAACATTTGCGCTTTTCTTGCCGACCATTGGCCCGGATTACCACCCTTGCCACCCGCTTTAATTCTGTTAAACAACTGCTTACGCATACCGGGTTTAGTGTAGTTTCCGGCCTCGTTAACTTTTGACTTTTTGGCTTCGCCGCCTTTGTTCATACGCAAAGGACAACCTGCCCCTAAATTTACTCGACGTTCCATAATCTCACGGCGTATTCGCCTGTCCTCCCATTCCTGAATGATTAGAACAATAATAATATAAAGTAGGCGCACCAGTAGCCACTTCGATTTCGGTGTAAGCTCCGGAAGTGCCCGGTGTGCCCGCTGTAGTCACGCCGGTGGTATATTCCGACCCGCCGCCCCATGTACCATCGCTTATTGTAGAAAAACGCAAAGGATGCGTGGGAGAGCCGTTAGAAGAGTCGGATTGATCAAACCTGTACGTGGAACCTTCGTTTAAGTTAAGAGTCGCTTGTTGTACGCCGTCTATGTAAAACTTATTACCCGAACCCGGATTAGCCACAGTTACTGTGTATGTAGTAGTTGGCGTAACGCTGACAGACCCTACGCTAGACGTAGATCCCAGACCAGTTAAAGAAACCGTCACATCATTTAAGTTGGTGTTAACGGTAACGTCGCCTACAAATCCAAAAGCAGTAAGGTTTCTCAAGTTAGGGTCTTCAACCAAAGGAACCCCTACATAAATAGATAAAACCATTGGAGTGGTGGGTCGAGGATTTTTTAAAGCTTGCGGATCACTAATATGTTTGCGCGGATCTAATTGAGGTTGTTTCTTTTCCCATTCATCAGGACCCACTAAAGCTCCTGTCCACTCTAAGCGCATATCATTTAATTTGTACACAAAGCCGGAGCGATCAGAGACGCCTAGCGCGTATTTACCGGCTGCAAACTTGCTCATTAAATGGGCCTCGCATAAGCAATAGAAGGCTGAATAGTAAAGGAGGCTCTATCTCTGTCTTCTGTTGCCGCTACAATAAACTCTTCTTCATACAAGGTTTTGAGCATGGTCGTTCGATCTGGAGCAAGTTTTAACGATAAATAATAAGCTAATCCTGCTGCTAAACATGGATAAAACCGAAAAGGTACTTCCATTGTGTTAATAAACGTATCGGCATCCTGTATCCGCGTCAGCCTGTTAAAAATAATTTTATCCGTGTTATTAGCGGGCGTAGGCCAAACTTCAAGCTGCGGTGTTATTAGCCTATTGAGAAAAAATTGATCTACTCGTCCCGTTGTTGTTTTATTTGGAATGGTTAAATAATCATCCCGACTGACGCGAGGAATAGAGTAGTCAGTGTTGTCTCGACGTATTACTGCACTTAAAAAATCAATAGTGCTTCTGACATCTTCAAAATTGATAGCCGAGGACAAAGTGGTGACCGTTCCTGTTGTTCCCCCGGTGATGTTTTCTCCATTAGAAAACGTCCCTGTAGGAATAGTTATTGCAAAACTTGTTGCACTCGGTATGCTTGTAATTTGACACGTAGCTCCGCTAGTGCCTCCCGTCAAAGTTTCACCAATAGAAAAGTTGGCTGTAGCAGCCACAGCCATGTTTAAAGTGCCGCCCGGATAAACCCGAATGTTAGCCGCTAAATCTATTGTTGTTTCTTTGATGGTCCACTGATTTAAGCCTCTGTTAGCCCACTCTGCTAACAAAAGATTGAGTGAGCGTTTTGCCGTTTTCAGGTCGTAACCTGTTCGCACAGTGCGTCCGCACCGCTCAAACGCCTCTTCGATGTAGTCAGCTACATCAAGCTCAAAATCAGTAGAAGACGAAGTTGCCATTAGCCGCCCCTACGTTTTGCTGCGCCGCCGCCTCGCATCCTTAGAGGGCCGTTGCCTCTTTTCATTTTTTTCATGGCAGCGCCGCCGCCCCGCATTCTAACAGGAGATGTTCCTTGTGGAACTTTCTCTCCCATAGCCATGCGTTTGTGCTGCGAAGTCAACGAAGATGACGACGAAGATGACGCTTTACGCCCAACAGGACCGCCATTACCTA